GATGTTACTAATCTTTTTTGAGATGCAAATTGTAAAGGAGCTAATTTACGAATTGATTCTATTGTTTCTTTTTCATAGCCTTCAGTTGAAGACTGCTGTGTTTGCACGTTGACTGGATAATTTACATCGTTTAAAACATAACTATTTGCACTTTTAAATCCAGAACAACCGTTTGCATCAGTTCCTCTTGATGAAAAATATCTAACTACAACTTTACTTCCAATTGCAGGAGATTTGCCGAAACTCTTACCGTCACCAAAATTAATTTCATAGTATCCATTTGGTGCTTCTTTTATATCAAAGAATGTAGTAGTTGAATCTACGGTTAAAGCAGTATCTAAAAAATAATATGATGTAAATTTTGTAGATGTTGGTGTATCATAAACATTTACTGTTATTTTTCCAGTATCAAGAGATTCATCTGGGATCACATATATTTGATTTTCTGCTGTATCATCAACAATAAATGTTTTAGTTTTAAACTCTCCCTGAAACACTTTAATATTAGAATTTCCGTTTACATCAGTAAAGGAATATAATCCATTTCCATCATCTACAGCTGAATAGTTTTTATCTGTTATAAATTTAAAAGTTTCAGATTCATTAGATGCATTAAATTCCCATTCAGAATTTAAAGTTATAGATGAAGGACGATTTGCAACACCAGAAAGATTAACATATAAAGTGAGAGATGACGATGAAGGTGTTCTTGACCTCGGTCTATAACCTAATGCCTCAGCATGAGATACAACAGATGATCTTAATTGTGCAGTATTAAGAAATGCTTCATTTGTGGCAAAGTTTGCAGTAAGACCATTAAAGTGAGTATTGTATGCTAAAACATCTAATATATTTGAAAGACCTGATGTTTCAAAATTATAATCAGAAAATTCCGGTTGTTGTGCAAAATAGGTTTTTAAACTATTTTTAATAGTATCAAAATCTAAAGCTGTTGATGTGATATTTGTGGCCATATTATCTCAACCTCGAAATTTCTGTTTCTAGTGTAATTGTTTCGTTTGTGCTTAATACAACAAAAGTTATTGAGACATCAAGAGAATTTGCATAATCTCTATAGGTACTGGATACATCTATAACTTTAGCTCTTGGTTCATAATTCTCTATTGCTAATTTTATTCTTTGTTCTACTTCAAAATCTAAAAACTCGTCTCCAAGTTCAAATAGCATATCTCTAATACTACCACCAAAAAACGGAATAAAAGGTTTTTCAAAGTGATTAGTAAGTATTAAATTTTTAACAGCCTGCTTTACTGCATTAGCATCAGTTTTTTTAAAAATATCACCATTCTTTTTATTTTTAAATAGTAAATCAATATCGGAATATATTTTACTGCTCGGAGCAACTATTTTTACTCCAGCATCTAATTTTCTATCTTCAATTGACAAGGATCTTGATGGCATATTTTTCTCTTATTTTATTGTATTATTTATAATGTTTTTAAGGTAATACTTCGATTAAGTCTGATGTTGTCTGTGAAGTCCCGTTATAAACCGTTTCAATTTTTTTATTAAAAAATGCAGTATAATTTTCTGGTATGGTTGGCATACCAACACCCACTTGAGAATGTAAAGATCCATCAGTATTATAGTTATCATAGTACATAATTAAATTTTCATAATTAACATTATCTTTTAAATAAACCGCAAAATCAAAGGATTTATTATTTGAAATTTGACCAGTAAATGAATCATAAACTTCATATACAACAAACTTACCATCTTTAGCAGCTTCTTTTACACCACCAGGAGTTAAGGTTTCTTCTGGCCCTGGTTTATATAAACCTTCAGCAACAACTAAATTATATCCTTGAAATTGATCGAGTTGATAGAATATATTAATTATCTCTGAATGTGGGTATAAATTTCTTGCTATATCTTTTCTTTGTTCGGCACTAGTGGTATGATCTAAATTTACTGGATCTTTAGCACTAGCTATAAATTTAGAAATAGGAACACCATTTCCGAGATTAGTTCCCATAGTAATATCACTCTGTTTATTGGGATCATATTGAGGATCAACTGTTATAGTTCTTTCTACGCCACGTGAGGAAGACTCTCTAAGTGTATATTTTTTACTTAAAGCTTCTTCTCGTCTCGATCCTATTGGTGTATAACCAGTTCTGGCAGTTTGAGCTTCACCTTTAATTCTTCCGATTTTTTCTGGTGCTACAGAAGCAAATCCAGGATTTAAATTATTATTGTCTACCTGACTTTGTAAAAATTTATTATTATTTAAATTTGTTTGCTCTTTTAATTTTGATCTGACTTCACTTGTATTTAATTTTTTATCAGTAATACCACCTGAATTTTTTATTTGATTAATACCATGTAATATTCCATCATCTCTATCAATTCTAACTTCTCTGACCCCTCTATCTTCATTAAATAAAAATGCATTGACAATAGTTGAAGTTGGCTTAAATTTATTACCTTGTGCTACAGGATCTTCTTTACTGTGTGAAGTAGTATCTACTGATCCACTATGTGACGCTCCTAGAGCAGCGGTACCAGCTTTCATAGCACCTTTTGCTGTACCATTTAAACTCCCATGAAATACCTTTGCTTTCATAGTTTTCTTTGCTTCAACTTCACTTGCATGCAAAGTTCTATCTACATAACTATTTTGTGAAAACATTGTTACATTATCACCACCGATAGTTCCATCATCTCCAAACACTGATATATCTGAAGCAGCAATATTTACATTTGGAGAAGACATACTAATTTCTGATTCAGAAGTTATATATGTATTACCACTATGTGAATATTCTGCAGTACCATCAACTTCATTATTAAATTTGCCCTTTGTATATGTGCCAAAGCCGCTTAAGTAAGTATTAGCAACCTTTTGTAATACAGTGGATGTTTTAGTTTTTTGTATTACCTCATTAAAAAGACCTACAATATTTTTACGATAGTTACCTATTACATTTAAAATATTATTTCCACCAACCTTTATATTATAATCGCCTTTTACATCTAAGTTATAATCTCCTTGAACAGTAAGATTTAAATTTCCGTAATAAGTAATACACCCATTGCCTTCAACTGCCATAACATGATTTTTAGAAACCAGATCAACTCTATTGCCTAAACTATTAACAATAATAGTACCATCAGGTTTTATTTCAACACCAGCACCATCTTTGTGTTTAATAAGTATTCTTTCTCCGCCAGGAGTATCATTGATTTCAATTATGTGACCAGAGGTTGATTCATTTACTTGATTTAAAGGATAAATGGCTTTTGGTTGTTTTGCAATAGTAGTTTCGCAGCCTATGGATCCATTTTTAATTTTTAAATTATGGACCTTTGTTCCTCGTGCACCTTTATTAACTGAAGGTTCTCCAACATATTCATCTTTAGGATATTTACCATCAGGATCAACAAAGCCATCACTAGGGACACCTTCATTATTAACTTGACCTTTGCCGTCTGTGGCAATTCTTTCTTTTATGCTATCATTTTCGGTAACCATGATTTATCCTCTATGAAGGTTTTGCATTAGTATTACTTGCTCCCACAAGTTCAGACGGAGATAAAGGTGGAAGAGTGCCTGATGCAGATTTATTTTTCTTCTTAAATTTATTTTGTATATACTCTTGCATATCAATACCAGGGTCAACCTTTGATTCTGGATCAGTATCATTGTGGCCCCAAACTTGACCGCCAGGCCATACAACATAAAAAGCTCTAAGAAATTGATCTAAAGTGTTCCATTGTTCTGATGTAATAGACTCAGCACTAATAAATTTATTATAGTGTGGATTACCACTATTACAATTATATCCGCCTACCATTGAAACGCCTATACTATACTTATTATGTCCATTAGCTTTTGCGTGTGCACCAATACGATTTAAAGGTCTTCCTCTCTGAAGTGATCCATCTCTTTTAATTATATAATGGTATGAACAACCTGAAAATCCTCTATTTACTGCTATATTATGTAATTCTTCCGAACCAACATGACCTTGATCTGTATAATGTGCGGTCCAATGAACAACTGTCTCGGTAATTTCTCTATTAGTTCCTCTAAAATCTGCAATAAGTTCTTCAAAACTATCCACAAACTTAAATTCATAAGCACTTGGAACACCCCTATCTACTGTAGAAGAAATAGGGAAATTCTGTTCGTTTGAATTTAATCTTTCTACTTTAGTAGTAGCAGGCTTTAATTGAGTAAATTGAGAACCCCTACTAGCCACAATATTAGATATTGAAGGATCTATTCTATAAACACTCTTAAGAATACTATCAATATTGGATGGAGGATTAGGTAGACTTGACAGTTCTTTCTGTATAATATTTACAGCATTTTCTTTTCTTCCTAAAACTATTTCTTGCATAGCTTGATTTAAAACAGAATCTCTTAGTAAACCATTGGTGTTTGATACAAGCTCGTTTCTTAAAACATCGGTTCCTAATAAAAGTAAATTGGTTAGTATACCACCATCAAAATTATTAGTAGAACTAAGTCTGGCTATAGTTGCAGAAGCGAGAGAATTTGCAAATGAACTTTCTCTTGTTGTATCCTTGATATTTGAAATAACCGTGTCTGCAGCTGCGGTTGTAAGTTGACCTATTAATGAGTCATTTGGATCAATACCACTAATATTACCTATTGTACTAAAAATAGAAAATGGTGATGATGCAATTACGTGAGATTTTAAATTTCCTAATACTGGAGCTTTACCAGTTATAGCCTGTAAAGCCCTAGTATTTGTTGGAATGGTAGTGAACGCAGAGAAAAATCCCTCAATAGGATTTTTTAATCTTACTGGACCAATATCTGGTATTGAAGTAAGATCAGCTGTATCGCTTAATGAAGTTAAAGATTCAATATTAGCAACTGTAGTATTTGCATTTTTAGCTACTACACTATTTAATGTAGATTGATTAGAAACACTTAAGTTAGAAATAGTTTCTGAAACTTCAGAAATATTTGTCTGTTCTTTTACTCCACCTAAAATGGAACTAAAACCGTCTTGGCTAATTGAATTTTTTAATAAAGACATAAAATAAACTCCATCAAGAACTACTGTATAAATCGTATGCTATTTGAGCAAAATTAAATCTTTTGCCAAATGTGCCAGGTCTGGGTCTTTCAAATTTTGTTTCAAAAACTCTTGTTGCATCAGATACTGATGTTGAATTTTGCAGTGCACCATATCCTAACCAAGATTGTGTTTCTAATTCGTGCATCATAAATGGCAACTGTGCCTCAAGTGTTTGATAATCTAGCCCGTTATCATTAGAAAATTCTATAAGGTCTTCATATCTGGAGCCTCTCCATTGTGCAAGACCAAAAGCTGGTTTACCTACATCATTTGGATTTAATGCTGCAGGATTTAAATTTGATTCCGCTGTTAAATTGCCTATTACACCAGCAGCTTGTTCGTCGGTTAATCCTTGTTTCTTTAAATAATTAAATATTTTTTCACCATTTGAGCCACCGGGCAAATCTTGAGAATCTATTTTACGACCATCAGTGCTTTCGCCGTCTTGAACATTAGTAGATTCTTCTCCATCTAAAGGAACATCTTCTTTACTGTTTCCATTATTTGTCGCATTTTTCTTTCTTTCAAAATGATGAAGAGACCCCATAACTATAGGCAACTGGGAACTAATACCATCTATAAAGAAACCTACTACCTGTGAACCTTGTTGAAGTTGAGGCATTTTTCCTATTCCAGAAATACCGCCTTCAGTTGAAGGTACTACAACTTGAGCCCAAGGTAAATCATTTGTTGGTGTTTGCGAAACATCAGGGGAATGAATTCCTCTTATTCGTACTTTCACTCTGCCCATCTTAAGAGGATCTTTGTTATTTACAACTATACCAACAAACCATCTAAAATGATCACCATAATAATCTTCTTGTAATGTTTTTAAGTTATTATTTCTCACGTAATACCTCCAGTCGACCGGGGCTTATAACCCAACTTAGCACAAGAAATAACAGCATTATAAACATTTTCTTGAAATACGTGTCTAGTAGCATATATCATATATGCTCCACTTTTTTTCTTATCCAAATTGTTATCTGGGCTAGAATTTGAAGTATCTGATATATTAGAATTAAATGATATATTAATTAAATTGCCCACTGATTTATTTATGCCCCTGTGTAAAAAGTTTTTACCGGGAACTGATATGTCTATTGAAGATTTATGTAAGAAATGTCTAAGAGATTTTGATTTTGCTTTAAACATATGTGATGCTGTTCCAGAAGCCTCATAATAATTAAAAGAGCCGTCTTCAAAAGTCTTTGATGGTGCTAACTGACTAATTTCGCTTGTATCATAATTATGCATGGATCCACCAGGAAATGATGTTATACCATCATAGATTGGAAGATTTTGTCTAGGTGGATATGGAATACTACCAAAGGTTTCTTGTGCATTAATTCTTGAGGTATAAGATTTGTTTTTTATTGTATCTATAAAATTATAAGTAGATCCAGTAAATCCTTTTCTTGCCATCATTAACTGATCTTCAATATTAGTGTATTTAAAATCTCTTATAGCGTAAAACTGTCTAGGATCTTGAGCTTCAAATCCAGATCCAATTGCTTGTGAAAAGGTATAATCATGTGTAAATTGATTAAGTGGTGTTAGATTTAATATTTTTTCTAAGTCCAAAAATCTTAGCTGATCATCACATATTGTAGAAAATAAAAAATATGGAAGACCTGTTGCTGAAGATGTTCTATCTTTTATCCAATTAGCTGCATCAATTGGTGTCATATTTGGAACTAGTACTTTCATATTACCATCTGTATGTTCACTACTTCCAATATTAGCAACACTTCTGCCTAAATATTCACTAAGAATATTATTGATAATTGAACTTGGTACACCATTATATGGTTTTTGTACTCTCAGTAATCTTGAATAGTAGCCTATATCCTCTATTAAACTAATACCAACCAACTCAGTATTATCGTTTGATTTTACACTCTGTACTATTTCAGTTATAATAAACTTTTTTGAGATAATTGTATCAACATTATCTAATGTTGTGGATATTTCAATAGTGACTAATTCGGTTCCGCTAATTTCTGAAGTTTCTATAATTCTATTTGTGTCAGCAAATACTATTTGGCCTGTTAAATATGGCTTATCAACGTGTTCATATATATTAACTTCATTAATAACAGAGGTTATATTAAACTCTGTATTAATACTTTGCTTTTCTATTATAATTTTTCTAATAAGAAATTCTGCATTAATTTCTTGATTTGATTTTTCCGCCATTAGATATTCTCTCTAAGAGCACTCTTATATGCAACAAAAACACTTGATATAACTTCAGGTTTAAAAATTTTTATAGATTGATTTGCCTGATTTTCCTCTTTATAATATTCAAGATTTGTTACTTCAATTAAAGACGCACCAGGTCCTACTGTAGGATCTATATCAACGATATTATTACCAGATTTATAATATCTTGCTGCATTATACTCTGCACTTGAAGAATGCAGAGTAATGGTTTTACTCGGGTCTCCGACTAATTGTATAGTCTCTGTTGGCGTGAAAGTTGGCGTAGATTCTACAGTGATCGTGCCTAGATTAGAATTTGTTGAAATTATTTTTCCAACTGCAGTTGATTCTTGACCAGTAATAGAATCTCCTACTTTAAATTTATCATAAAAATAATCTCTGGTTGTAAGAGTAGTGTTGTCATATTTCTTTTTAACATATTGTTCTAAGCTTTTGTTCGATAAAGGCCAACCTTTTGTTTTTAGTTTATCATTAAGTAAAAAGAATGTCCAATAATAGTCTGTAGTACCATATAGATTTTGAGAAATTTGATCTGGTCTTTCTCCGTCATATAAACTATAGAAAGTGTACATTGAAGAATTATCTTTAAATCTATCAATTATATCTACATATGTAGAAAGGTTCTGAGCAAGATTAAATTCTTTCTCATTGCCATATTTGTATATAACTTCTGGAAATCCTGCAAAAAAAGTCATAATTAAAATCCTCTATTAATTCCGCGGGCTCTATCAGCCAATACCGCTTCTGTTCTAGCTTTAGCAGCTGCTGTTGCTTTACTAGTTATTCCAAGTTTAGCATCATCTTTATTTAAAGTAAATTCTTCAGCAAATGATACTTGTATAGAAACTTCATTAAATTCGCCATCTTTATAAAAACCACCAGTAGAATTATATGATGCAGTAAAGGATTTAAGATACATATATTTAAAACTTAAATTAGGATTATCTTTTGCTAAATCTTTTCCATCGTACATTAATTTTATTTCAAATAAATTAGGGAACTTATAGCCAGCATCTATACTTGCTCCGCCGGTTCCCTCAAGTTTAATGGTTTCTGGATAAAGATTTGTCCTAAAGAATGAAACAATATTTTTAATCTCTTCTTGCTCTCTTTTACTTGTTGGAACCATTTTAAAATCAAATGAAAATTCACGAATATTAACTGCTCTAAAAATCATTCTAGTATTAGGATTAGGTGTTACTCTTAAGGATCCTCTAACAGCATCAGTACCAGGACCCGGCAATCCCGCAGCTAAACGACTAGCACCAAGAGCTGCAGCAGACCCAGTTAAGTTTCCTTTTAATGTATCAATTAAACTTCCCGTTCCTTCACCAATAGCACTTGCTACTGCTCCAGCAATACCACTGCCGGCATCCATTGCTCTTGAAGCACCCTCACCTAAAATACCAAGGCTTGCCGTTTCTATGCTTACGCCATCTTGAATTGTAATTGGTGTAGGCATATATAGAGCAACCGATTGATTGCCACGGCTTTCGGTAGCTTTAGTAATTCCTGAATTATTAAAAATTGAAAATGAGTTTTCAATTACCGATTTAGCGGCTTTTTCTATAGAAATTTCTCTGGCAGTAGATACATTATCACTAGAAGACTGTGTTTCTGATGCAGAAGCCCTAGTTTGGTAAGTCGGTCCATTTTTAATTATAGGCGTAAATCTAATATATGCCTTATACTTATCTCTGTTTTCAATAGGGAACATGTATGTTCCACGAGCGTTATTAACCATCTAAATTATTCCTAATAAATAGAATTATCTTATTCTTATTTATATAATTAAAATGAAAGTATTATGAAAACATACCAAGGAAAATATAAAGTAAAGTACAGATCAAAATATCGTGGTGATCCAGATAATGTAATT